GGTTCGAATCCCATTTCTCGCCCCAATTTTACGCTCAAAAACGAGCAAATCAGAGCGATAGGACACAAAAAGAGCACATCAGCTTGCTTTCGAATGTTTCTTTGCGGCAGCTATCATGTGTTCTACCGTGTCTACGATCAACTGCCGAGACTGGGGCATGACGTGCGCGTAAATGCGCAACATCACCGCAGGATCATGCCCCATCTGTTCGGCGGCAGTGTTGACCGGAACGCCGGACATAACCAGTAGAGTAGCCATTGTATGGCGTAGCACATGCAATGATACCGTAATCCCCAGTTTTGTTTTAATCTTATGCATCCCCTGAGAGAGCGCCGCTGGCGTGATGTGTTTTCCATTATCCCATGTGCATACATAGTCGCTTTTGATGTAATTGCTACCGTAGAGCTTTTTGTTCTTTGCCTGCATCTGTTTCTGTAACTGCAGTTCTGCAATTAATGTAGGGGTCAAAGCGACACTACGCGGTATCTCATTTTTGATGCTCTTCTCGGTAACGGGCAGATTTGGCACCTGGCTGATCGATTTGCGCACGAGGATTATCTCACGCTTGAAATCCACATCCGACCACTTCAGCCCCACGATCTCACCGCGACGTAACCCAGTGCAGAGCGCAATATAAAGTGCTACCCGATAGTTCGACTTATCGAATGCATTCAGAAGCGCAGCGATATCTTCAATTGATGCACTACTGCCTTCTCGGCGCTTCTTCTTGGGAGGATCGATTCGATCAAGTGGATTCTCAGGTATTAATTGCCACTTCGCCGCCTGGTCCAGAGCGCGGTGTAATACTCCATATATGTTCCACACCGTCTTCGCTGACAGTTTACCCCCATGCACCCCACCCTCGTCTTTCAACGTGGTCATAAGCTCCTGCAGCGCAATTGGTTTTAGATCGTTGAGTTTACTTTTGCCGATGTGGGGCACGATACGATCTATCGCATACCTGTAACCGTATTGCGTGGTGTCCTCAAGTCCGTTTTGCTTCGCGTGGGTAAACCATCTCTCCAGATACTCAGTAACGGTTTCCGTGGATGGCTCTTTATATCTGCTCTCTTGCAGTTTTGCTATTAATTTTTGCCGGTATTTATATGCTTGCGCGGGAGTCATGCCCTTGCAGGATTCGTTTTTTTGGCAGCGTTTACCGTCTGGGGTATAGGTATCATAGCGGATGTAAGGGTGACCATAACGCATGTAGACACCCTCGTATTTGGTTGTGGATGAGTCTTTAATCATTGGTATCCTTTACGGTTTACAGATCTTGCACGCTCTGAATCCGCGCTTCTCTGCCTCTCCTCGCGTCGTCTTGATCTTACTCTTCGCCAGACATCGGCAGCCGTCGCGGTGGTAGCATTTGCCGGTTTTAGTGAGGTAAACAACATCAGAAGCTGCGGGCGCGGCTGCGGACTGGAGTGCTGCGTATGGCGCCGCGGTCTGAATCTGCAGCTCGTGGTGCGCCGGCTGCGCGACGATCGGAGCGGTGAGACCCAGTCCGGCAAGAAATGCGAGAACTACCAGAATCGGAACTATTCGGGTTGCTCGAAGCATGTGAGTGCCTCCTCTATTGTTAGTATTTATATCTTGCGTATAGAATAGGCTGACCTAATACCGAAATGCCTCTGCAGCGCAGTATAAATGTTCACGAACTGAGGCGTAACGATTATGGGAGAATAGATACCCATTGTAATAGTGATCTGACCTGCCAGAGTTGATATGCTCGAAGTATGCTCATCAATGACAAGCTCGAGCATCTTCGGTTTTACGCCAATCTGTGTCCGTCTATCTGGTAGATAGACATATTCCCAGTCATCATCTCTGCGAGGATCAACCGCATCAGGAATGAATGAGAAGCCAAGTCTGATTAGGTCGACGTTCAAAGCAGGACAGATCCGGTATGGCATTAGTTTTTCTGCTACGATTACAGCCAATCTGTCTTTGTCTATCACAAAGACACCATTCGGATGCATCGACCCGAACTGATACCAGTCCTCGCGGATCATAGTTCTATGGCACCCGAAAAGGTTATAGGTGAACGGGCTGGCGCCATAGCAGAAAAGCGGATTGGAATGAGCACATGCGAGTTTATCCCTATAACATCGCAGCCACTTATTTATGTCGGCATTGCTTACTTGGTGGCCATTCACGCACACGGAAGTGGTTTTCCAACTCTTAACCTGCTTATATAGCTCCTCAAACTGCGGAACCGCATCAACGTTGAATGTCACACGATAAAGCGGTTTCCCAGCTTCTGAAATCATCTCTTCATAACTACCGCAACGTTTTGCACGATCTAAGATATATTGAAATGCCTGCGATGAGCTTGAGCCGAACTCCAGTTCGATCTTCCAGTCGCTGCGAAATGCTCCTGCCACTTGCTGTTGAATCAACCTGGCATATTGCTCGCTTTGATAAGGCCCACCCGGTATTTGCCGTGCCTGATATGAGGCCGAAGCCGGAACCGGATGCCCGGATTGCGTTGCCCTAGTCTCATTGCCCCGAACAATGACTGCTTCCGCAGAAGGATCGACGTGCCCGACACAGATCACCCCATTCTCGGCCATTATTCTGAACAGGGTCTTGTCGTGTGGGTGATCTTGCACCCATTTGATAGGATGCGAGTGACCGACCTGACCATTATGGATCAGTCTGACTCGGCTGCCGATCTTCGGGCATTCAAGAAACGTGACATGGAACTCGGGCATGATATAAATCCATTAATTAGCATTATCGAACAATGACTGCCGTACCCGGACTCTGAATTACGGACCTACTGGCGTATATTTCATCAACTTCGAATTGAAATTCTTTTCTGACATTGCCAGCAGGCAGGGGATCAGACCATATTGATATGAGCCCTCGAAAATCCCATGTTTTACCAGGCGCTAAACCTTCTGTATTTATAACCTCTGAGTCAATCTTATGGCCAGCAGGAGGACCATATATGGATATTGTTAGACTGACATAATCAAAACGATTAGATGATTCATTTCGAAGCTGACCTTGAATCACATAACCAAGTTGGCCGTATTTCTTCTCCCCTGTTGGAGTCCAGTCTATAGCAAGGATTCTTAGAGGCGAATAATCTTTGCTGGGACGAGTTAAGGAAGAAGAACTATAAGGTCTAACCAATCGTATGGAGTTTGCTTTATCAATGGATATGCTGGGCTTTTGCGGAGAAGTCTTACCAGTAGAATTGCCATGTATGACTATGGTATTAAGATCATTCACCAGAGTTTTAGTTCGTTCTTTTGCCTCCCTATCAGCAATCTCAATTAGTTGATCCTTAACACATTTTGCTTCTGGTTGTAGATTAAGTGCGGCTACGAGTTCCTTTTGTGCCTGATCCAGTTTTCCTTGATCCTTAAGCAATATTCCTGTTAAATATCGATCGTGCGCTTCTTTGACTTCAGGGGTTTGCTTTGTCAGAACTTCAGTAAGTCTTTTTTGAGTATAATCACTCGTAGGTTTTAACTTAAGGACAGTCTCCCATTCAATGATAGCCGTCAATATATCCCCGGATTTTAGTGCGGATTCGCCTGCAACATAATGGGATCTGGCTGCTAACGCTGGGTCAGATATATTTTGACCCAACTCAGCAGCATGAACAATCGAAACGAAGAACAACATTAATACGAAGACCAGGAATATAATACGCCACATTTGCATCACCTTCCCCAGAATAATAAGCCCAACTCCTTCAATCTTATCCGCATAGCCTGCTCGCTCACGCCGAACCGATTGGCAAGCACGGCTGTTTTATCATTTCCGCGTCCGTGGTGAACTTCCTGCGCCTGTGCTCGGACGAGCTGCTCGGGCATCAGCAGATTGACGGCAAAGCGATCACAGAAATGCTCGCGTTCCTGTCCCTCTGGAAACGGCTTGCCCTGGCGTTCGCACTGGCACATCAGCAGGTACTCTGCAATCTCGTGAGCCACGGTAAAGCGCCTTTTCTCCAAGGGGTGCATACTATTCACGATTATGTAATGCCGCTTGGGGGTTGCCATTACGCAGCCCGAGAAGTCATTTTGGGCAGTCTTGCGCCTGATGTAAAGCCCTAAGTGCTTTCTCACCTTGTCGATATCCACAGGGATCGAAAGCTGCAGGCGCGACCAGGCCGATGCTGCCCACTCGCGCGCAAGATCAGGGTTCCGGATCGTAACCATCCGGCTCGTTTGCCTCTTCCTCAAGTATATCCCGAATGTGCTTCTCCAAGCTCGTCTTGTCCATTGTGCCGCGCATCGCCTTTATGTATTTGCGGAGCAGTTCGTCACCGGTAAGCTCTTCTGCCTCCCAAGCGGTAGGTATAGGTAATTCTGCTGCTCTCAGACACTCAATAGCTTCTTCGCGTGGAAATGCACTAAGAAAAGGCCATGCCTTATCCATTATTTGAATCGGCACAACACCACGCTGCCATTCTATTATTGTGGTGTGCGATACAACTCCATTGGCCTTAAGCATCGCCCCGCGAGGGGTAAGTTCATGCTTGGCCAATAGTTCTGTGATGCATCTACCCCATTCTTTGCTAATCTTCGGCATTATCTTCCTGTCAACAAGCTCTTTTACAACACAGTATAGCTGACAGTAACCCTCCCTGCTCTTTTCCAAAGAAAATATTTACAAAATGTTGTGTAAAGGCTCTTGACACCACAATAAACCTTGCCTATAATCATGGTGTAAGCAGACTTTACACCACAGAGGCTATATTATGCTGAATGAACAAGATCATGACCTTATCACCAAAGTGCAAGATGCCCTAGATAACGGCAAATCCGTCAATGCTGCCGCTGGTGAGTTGGGATTCGATAACGCAAACACTCTTTACCAGAAGCTCTATAGACTCGGATACAAGATCGAATGCACCCGTCGCCTTGTTCCGATTCACGCGGCACCAATACCAACGGCTCAGCCAGCCCAGCAATGACGCAGACGATAAAACGGGCTCGCCGCGTCATGCAGCAAGCCCGTCCTGAGCATATCCATTATCCTAAATGCCTGTTTACTAAATAGTATAACATTACAACCTGAACTTATACAACCTGGTATTCCTACCGGGTTTTTTCTGAACCGCAACAGTCGAGCTTAAAGAGGGATTCAGCATGAGTCAGACGGTTTCAAAAGAACTTAGAGATGAGATTCGGCAGGAGGTGATGACAAAGCGCGGGAGACGGCGTAGAGCTCCGCAGGCTATCGAAGATAAGCGCTTGCTATCAGTCGATGATGTTATGCGCATTCTGCATGCCGGCAGAGATACGATCTACAAAATGCTTGAATCTGGCGAGATATATGGGTTCCGTCTTGATGGTTGCAGGTGGATTATCCCTGCTGAGCCGTTTTATCGTGATGTGTTGCATGAGAGCCCTAAAAATACAATCGACTGCCATGCGCTTGCAAAGATCGCTGCTCGCGAGGCGGTGGCCGCACTGGCTGATGCTTTGAAAGAGGCTTTGGGAAATTGAAAGGGAGGGATTGCTTTGCTTTTCGATTGGGGAGTAACTCGGCTCATGGTCAGAGAGATCATCGAAGCCGGACGAAATCATCTGATTTACCTGGACACTCGTGGAGTGCGGCGGGTGAGATACAAGCAAGCGAGACATTTGAAGTGAGGTGAATCTATGCTACGCGATGTTTTCGGTGATTGTAAAAACTGGCTGGATTATGCATGGGTTATTACCCAGATCATAATCCTCACGACTGCTTTTGCATGCATCGCCATCATTCTGCCTGTGGCCGCATGCCTGACTGGAAAATGAAAACGGAGTGAGATTGAATTAAAAATCCATTCTCACTCCGAAACACAAAGCCAAACCAAAGGAGATGCTAACACAATGTCTGAGACAACGCAAGCAAAAATGCAAGCAGAGGCGATGGTGCATGCAAAATCGCGCCATGATTGCTCTATTGGAGCCTACGAAACGGACTGTCGCGCAGCCGAGATCGAAAAAGATATTCGCACCCGCGAACGGACGATAATGGGCGATATCGCTGCCGAAGTCGATCCTGATACCGGCAAGAAGTTATTCAGTAATGCGGAAACCCGCAACGCTGAGTTCGAGATCAGGGTAGCAAACGATTCAGAATTACAGAAACAGCGTGAAGCGCTCCGGGACGAACAAGCGAAATCACGGGTGTTATCTATCGACGCAACATACCACGCAGACATGAAAGAGATCATCTGCGCGTTTGCAAATCGCGAGGCATAAACATGGCTACTCTTGATGATGTCATTCTGTTCGCCAACAAAACGCCGACAGGTTGTGCCGCAGTGCAATTCCCGATCCTAATCAGTTGCCCACGGTGTGGTGGTCTGCGCGGTCTGCAAGCGCCGATAAAAAACGGCTCTATAACAATTATGGATGCTGAGCTCGCGCAGCAGGTGGATCTCATCCAGCAGGGATATTTACTGCGTGAGAATCAGGAACGTGCCGCACGCGGCGCCTTTGCCGGCATGAATGGTCATGACGGCTGGCCGGACGGCTGGCAGGAAGTGCAGGCACGCGAGATTTGCAAATGTGAGATCGCGCAATCGGAAAGACAGGTGGCATAGACATGCCGATCCAGTTGCCTACACAGATAAGTGAGCCGAAAACATCCATAACAGAGTTCACTACACTCATTTATGGACCACCCAAGATCGGTAAATCAACATTCTGCTCGCATGCTGAGAACACATTATTCATAGCTACCGAACCGGGTCTAAACCATCTCAAGGTTTACCAGACACCATGCGGTAGCTGGTCTGATTTTCTCGAAATTTGCAAATTGCTTGCTGCTGGCAAACACAATTTCAAAACTGTGGTTATAGACACAATAGACAACCTGGCAGCGTTCTGCCAAGACCACACTGTGCGAAAACTCGGTATTGAGCATCCATCCGATCTCGGATACGGTAAGGGCTGGGATACCATCACCACACGGTTGCATCGGGCGCTTACATATCTTGCAATGCTCCCTTATGGGTTGTTGATGATCTCGCACAGCAAAGAGAAAGAGGTCAAAACGCGCACGGGCAAAATGCCCAAAATAGCGCCTACCTTATCCGGTAAGGTTCTCGAAGTGGTCACCAACCTGGTCGATTTCTATTTATATGCTGATGTCGAAGACGTTCTCGATGAGGATAACCACATAATCGGCTCGCAGCGTGTTCTGCACTGCCAACCCACGACAATGTATGACTGCGGAAACCGCAGTCAATTCGAAATACCCGACCCATTACCTCTCGATTATAACGCTTTCGTCAAGGCGCTCGCAGAGCGCAAGCCCAAGCAAATTAGCACAACTATCGTGGATACATCCACACTTAAAGGAGGCTCGAAATAAATGGTGGCATTACCTAATCTCAATTATCTAGATGACCCGTTCGCTGAAGCGGAGGAAATGACTGGCGGTGGTTCTCTACCGGACGGAGACTATGAATGTATGGTCGATGAGGTAGAGATCAAGCAGAGCGAAGAGCGCGGCACAATGTGGCTCAACTGGAAGTTGAAAGTGTCTTCGCCAGAGGAGTTTGCCGGGCGGTTCCTTTTCCACACGAACAGTATTCCTGTTCAGGACACTGATCCAGAGAAGGCGAAAACGATGCTCGGCATGCTCAAAGCTGATCTTAAGGCAGTCGGTGTTAAGGTGGAACATGAGCGGTTCCGGTTGGGAGCTTTCTTAAAGGATCAGCTCTCTTCACTGCTCGATAAGCCCATTGCCGTATCGGCAAAAACGAAGAAAGATAACAAAGGCCAAGATCGACAGAATACCTATTTCAAGCGCGAAAAAGAGGGTGCAAGCACAAATGCAAGTACTTCAGGTGCCACGAGCACGGCAAGCACAGAGGTTAGCGATGCTCCATTCGATCCGTTTGCGGATGAGTAACAAATAGCGAATAGGCGACAGCAAGTAAACGAGTAAGCGAAGCGGAGATATGCCGGTAGTGTCGGCTGCCGGCATGTAAACACCTGAAAGGAGATAAACGAAAGTGAGCATCAAATACAAAGTTCATGTCCCAGTGGTCACCACTCTCGATATCGAGGTCACTATAAATAATTCCGAGGGATTGAATCCGGGAGTCGAAGAGATCATTCACGCGCGACTGCAAAATCTGGGTAGACCCATCGAAACGGATGCCACATCGGATGACATCATTGTTTTATCTGAGCCTGACGAGGATACTAATGAGGAGTCTGCGCAGCCGGTTATGCGTCCTTCTGAAGAGCTGCCTACGACAGAGATTGCAAACGACTTAGGCAGATTGCGCGAGATGGATGGCGGTGTGGTCGGCATCACAATGATCTCGAATGAACCCGAACAGGACCGAGAACAAGCAGAGGAATGTGAACAGGTAGATGAAACCGGGCAATCACAGGAACTATCGGATTCGCAGGATTCGACCCCTGCAGGTAACATCTACTATGATGCAGCCAGTGATCGTGAGATATTCGTCAGCGACGGGCTAACCCGTGGTCAACTGTGGAAAGCTTATTGGCGTAAACGCGGTGAGACTGGCGAACATAGTTTCAAATCTCCCGAGACACCGCAGCGGAAAACGCGAGCAGAGGCACAGGCTGACCTCGATGCTTACGCAAAGAAGACAGCATGGGTTATCGCGGGCGATAATCAGGATAACTCAGAATCAGTATCAGAGCTTACGCAGGAACCGGAAGCGCAATCAGAACCTATATCTGAACCGAAAGCAGAGCCAACAATAGAGCAGGAATCTACACCCATAGAAGATCCCATACCTGAGCCTGCGCAAGCAATTACCCCACCCGCCACAAGCGCGACCTCAGATGTGTTCACTGGTGAATTGCCTGCATTAAGTTCACTTATCGAACCTGGTGACCTATTCATTAAGATCGAATCGAAACGACTGCCGGGAATGGATGTAAAACCTATAGCCGTGCAAAGCGTCGAACACGACCGCGGGCGCATTATCGTGCCAGGAAAGGGTCCTGTGATGTTCTCCTCGCTCGATGATTCCTACAGATTGTATCTCTGCGAGGATACAGTGCGCATGGGCGATAGGCTCAAAAAAATACAGGACGGGTCTGTATACAACGTTATGTATCGAAATAAACGGCTTGATGGTGATGGTTACGAGGCAGCTACACTCGATGACAACGGGACATCAATCACTATCAATTGGGATGAGCTCGATAACGAGTATCAAATGCTCTGCCGTGGACCTAAAGAGCAAGCAACTAACGTCTCTGCGGAAGATGAACCCACAGAGACGTTAGAAGAGCACACGCTTGAAGTTGACGATACAACTCCTGCGGACTCATTGTCTGCGATGCTATCTAACGGAGATGCTATACAAATATCCCCCGGCCTTGAACCGCCTGACGGATTGCCTGAATCCACGGTAGTTGTTGAGATTAATGAAACTGATATCATCACCACTCACGGACCCATCTCACACGAAGTGATTGATGACCTCTACGAGCGTGCGCCCAATGGCGCATCGATATTCTCATCTGACCTCAATCTACCAGACCCATTCAGTGACGATTAACAAGTAACCAATAGCCAGCAGGCAGTAAACATATTTCTCTCCCTGCTGGCTCCATTTTTACCCTTAACAGTCGAGCTGGTGAACATTTTCGAAGGAGATGAATGATATGGGAAAGCGTTCAATTTACCCACGTGATTGCGGCGGATGTCTGATGAAAACAGCTATCGGTTGCGATGTGTTCCTAAACCCTCGAAAAGCTCAAGAGATGGAGCCTTTCGGATGCAGAGCAAAACGCACAACACTTGAGCAGATCAAACATGATGAGGCTGAGCGATTGCGTTATGCTGAGGCGCATGGCAACGAATCAAAATACCCAATTATCAAAGCAGCATAGATGCATAGCAAAGTAGCAATATAGCAAAACTCGTTAAGCACTTAGTAACAGATAATGCGCGCAGCGCGTGAGGTCCAGGATGAACTCAATAAGCGATATGTTTGGTGTGGTAGAGCTTGAATGCAACAAACCCTATCGACTTCGGCTTGCAGGCAAAAATGCGAGAGCACACGAGTTTACTGGTGCTTTCGTGAAAATCACACCCGAGATGATGCTAAAAGTCATGATGGATACAAAAACTAATAAACCCGGCATTATCGATATCTGGATTGAGGTGTGGGATCAGGAAAACCGGTGCGCCCGACCGGTTGAAATACGAGGTAGGCAGTGAGAATCATAGTCGATACTCGCGAACAGCGACCTTATGCGTTTGATAACTCAATCAGGCGCAAACTGCCCGCAGGCGATTACTCAATCGAAGGGCTTGAAAATCGTGTGGCGATTGAACGCAAGAGCCTTCAGGACTGGGTGAATACCGTGCTCTACTCCAAAGACCGATTCAAGGCTGAACTTAACGCGCTGCGTGCTTATGACTTCGCCGCGGTGGTCATTGAAGCGTCGCTTAGCGATATACTCGCAGGCGATTACAAATCAGAGATAAAACCGGATGCCCTACTAGGTATCACGGTTGGGATAATGCAGGCATTTCATCCTGTTCATGTGGTGTTCGCTGGGGATAGACCGCATGCATTCGCGCTGGTGGATAAGATGCTTTCGCTTGCGGGGGAACGATATGGCGAAAAAGCTTCACATTAAAAGAGCATATTGGCATGGCGCATGGTGCAGTCACAAACGTCGTCCGCGAGTATTTGTAACAGTCGAAGAGACTCCAATACCAGGGGAAATCGTGTGCGAAGAATATCGATACAAAATGATATCTACGGGCACTGACGTTCCGTCTGATCGCCTATGCAAAATGTGCAAGGCTATTGTCGAGGGGGAATGGCGTCCTCCATGTGACTGTGACTGGTGAATCAATAAAGAGGGATTGATATGGTAGCAATACAATTTGAAGAGCGCGCCAACGCGCAGGAAAGCGAAATCACCGGCAAGGTGATTCATATATATAGATCAACTGAAAACTGGTCGGCTGGAATATTGTCGGCCGAGAGTAATGGTCAGTTTTATATTGATAACGATGTTCGGTTCTCTGTTGACGCTCGCATTGAGTTGGGCGAGAGAATCACCCTGCACGGCTCGTGGACAAATCACCCGAAGTTCGGTTCGCAATTCAAGGCGTCTTCGATAAACTATCCTATGCCGGATATGAGTGCTGCGGGGCTGGCTGATTATCTAGCTCATAACCCCGCTTTTCGTGGAATAGGACCGGCTAAGGCGCAGGCGATCTCTGATGCATTCAGAGATCGATTCGACCAGGCGATACGCGAGACTCCGCACATAGTTCAGGCAGCAGCTAAACTCACTGATAACCAGATCGATATTCTGCGAAGCGAATGGATAGCCCGGGCGGACGTAAATGCGATAGCTACATGGTTAGCTTCGTTCGGGCTCACGCACTGCCAGATTAAGAAGATCGCGGAGCGATATGGAAATCAAGCAAAGCAGGTTCTTGAAGAAAACCCGTATGTGCTTGCTGATGAACTACACGGCTATGGATTTGCTCGCACTGATGAGATCGCCATAAAAATGGGCATGCCCAAGGACCATCCTGGCAGAATACGAGCGTGCCTGATCGATCTCGTTAAATCAGAATCAGACGAGGGTGGGCACACCTGGATTGATCGCAAGCAATTAGTAAAACAGGCGGTTGCTAAGCTCGCATTCGACACGTTATCTGCTGAACAGTTGATTCGCGATCAACTGGCAACACTCTGCGAAGCAGATTTAGATGGCGATACACTACCTCGGCTTGTAGATATTGAATACGACAGTAACCATCTCATCGCTCTGCGTAGTATTTACAATCGAGAGATTGAATTACTCAACTGGTTTACACAAAGTGTAGATCAAAAACCACAGCAGGTGTGTTCATTTTGCCTCGGCAATGCTATCGAAAACCTCATCACGAATCATGGCTTCGCCACACCAAACACTGATCAGATGCGCAGCATAAAAATGGCTGTAAACTCACGAATATCAGTTATGTCTGGAGGTGCCGGCACAGGCAAAAGTTTTACGATAGCCACGATATATAGGTTGTTCACCGACTGGGGTAAGTCGGTCGCTATGTGCGCTCCCACGGGTAAGGCCGCGAAGCGTATGAGCTCGCTAGCGCAGGGAGCTTTCGCATCGACAATACACAAGCTTCTTGAATATGATCCGGTCTCCGGGGAATTTGCCTACGGCAAAAGTTGTAAGCTTCCCGATGATCTCATCATAGTCGATGAAGTCTCTATGTGTGACATCAATCTCCTATGGCATCTATTCTCCGCTATCGACCTGCAGCGCACTCAGGTATTACTCGTGGGCGACCACAACCAACTCCCACCTATTGGCGCGGGTAATGTCCTTCGCGATGTGCTTGCACATAACATCTTGCCCGATCACATCCTCACGGAATGCATCCGCGCTGCTGGTGAACTCAAACTCAACTGCAATGCGATACTCGCAGGTGAGATAAAACCATCAACAACTGTGCTTCCCGCAGGCGGGCGCGAATGGCGGCTTATAGATAATCTTGAGGATACAGAAAAGGTTATCGAGTCGCTACGCATGCTTTACTCCGGGAAGCTCGAATCCTGGGGTTTTGATCCTATAAGTGAGTGTCAGATCATCACTCCCTACAACAAAGGCAAGCTCGGGGTGAATAGGATCAACGCCGAACTGCAGCGCATTTGGCAGCTACGCAAGTTTAATAAACAACTGCCCGAAGTGCCCACAGATAAAGAGACGCATACGCGCTTTTATGTCGGCGACAAGGTTATGCAGATCAAGAATGATTACAAGCTGGGCAGTAATGGCGTGATGAACGGCACACAGGGTGTTGTCAGATGGATGGGAGTGCAGGGCAGTAAGGCGATTATGACCATAAACTTCGATGATGAACCCGGGGTGAACATCGAAGTGGGGAGTGACCAGGAGAAAAACATCGTGCTCGCCTATGCCTGTACTATACATAAAGTGCAGGGCAGCGAATACCCTTGCGTGGTTTCAATAATCCATAGGCAGCATAGTTACATGCTCAGCAGGAACCTGATCTACACAGCCGCTACTCGTGCTAGAAAAACAGCGATACTTATAGGCGATAAGATTGGGATGCGGCGCGCAGCGCGCACTACAGCGCCTATTGAGCGACGCACATGGATGGGGTTGGTGTGATGATCGGCACGATTCAAATTCAGTTTGAATCTGAATCCGAAACCACGGTTACATACCGCATTAGGCATACTACCATTTTCTCAGATCGATGCAAGTTCATTCAAGTGCCTAAAACCGGCGACGCATACGAAGAAATGGCAGCGGCGATACTGCTAGCCAAACCGAGACCGCAGGGGAGATTTTAATGGTCGAGCTTATTGCTCGCAATTTATCACTGGACCATCTACCACAACAAAAGTAGGATCAGGATGCCTGAGTATAAATCTAATCAAGCAGACATAACATCAAGAATAACAGACCTGCAGAACATACCAGCCGAACTGCGGCAGCGCCGCCAGTGGGTTGTCTACTCGCTCGAACCGGGTGAGGATAACCGTCTCATCAAAATGCCTCGTCAGGCAAATGGCGGAGCTCGCGCCGCATCGAACGACCCTCTCACATGGAATACGTTCGATGCCTGTATTCGCGCCTGGCAGATGCATCCGCAACGGTTCGCCGGAATCGGATATATCGTATCTCCTGATGACCCTTACACCGGCATCGATCTCGATCATTGTGTAAACACATCCACGGGAGAAATAGAACAGTGGGCACGTGCTATTCTAAACCAGATCGATAGCTACGCTGAATTCAGTCAATCCGGCACAGGTATCCATATCCTCGCCAACGCATCTAAACCCGGTGCCCGTTGCCGCATAGCAAAGCATCCAAATATCGAATTATACGATAACCGCCGATTCCTCGTGATGACCGGCAATCTGGTTCCTAACACCTGTGGCGCAATTCAGCCGGCTCCCAACGAGATAGCTGCGCTGTATCACGAACTTTTTGGCGATGAGCAACCAGAACCTCGTCAGTCCTCAAAAAGCGGGCGTAGAAGCGCATCAGATATCAATCCCGGTGCCTCTGGCAATACATCCAGCGCCGCAGGCGCATTATCTGATTCCGATATTATATCTCGTGCCTGCGCAGCCAGCAACGGCGATAATTTCAAACGACTTTGGAACGGTGACACCGGCGATTACAACAACGATCATAGTGCAGCTGACTATAAACTATGCAAAATACTCGCATTTTGGACTGCTCGCAATGCAGAACAGATGGACCGCCTATTCCGGGAATCCGGTCTTATGCGTAGCAAATGGAATGAATCCCGCCCCGGAGGAACATACGGATCAAACACTATAGCGCGAGCAATTTCCGACTGCAAAAATGTTTATATCGCTACAGGTAAAAGTAGTAAATGCAAATCCAAAAGTGTCACCACATCAACTACATTAGACACTGCTACTGGTGAGATTATCGAAGATAATTTCTCACCCACCCTCAAGCACTTGACCGATCTCGGCAACGCCGAGTATATGATCGACCTATACGGCCATGATCTCCATTTCAACGTTGACCGCGGTCTGTGGCTCTACTGGACAGGCATGCTCTGGCAGGTGGACGAAACGGGGCACATTGAACGGCTTGCATGCAATAGCGTTCGCAGCCTGTATGAACTCCTTAAAGATGTCGGTGCCGAGGATCCGGACAAAGCAAAAAAATTGCTCAACCATATAATCAAATCCGAATCGCGACCACGGCTTGAAGCACAGATTAAATTTGCTCGCTCACTCCCCGGGGTGCCTGTCAAATCGCGCGATCTCGACTCAGACCCCTGGTTACTTAATTGCCAGAATGGCACCGTAGACCTTCGCACGGGCGAACTGAGAGAACACAAACAATCTGACCTGCTATCCCAGATATGCCGTGTGGATTATATCCCTGATGCGCAATGCCCGCGCTGGATTCAATTTCTCAACGAAGTATTCCTTGATGACCAGGAACTCATTGCATTCGTGCGTCGAATGATTGGCTACTGCCTCACTGGTGACACCCGAGAGGAGTCCGTATTCATCCTACTCGGCAAGGGGCAATGCGGCAAATCGAAGTTCATTGAAATTATTCGCGATATCCTCGGTGACTATGTAAAAAATACCGCGGTAACCACATTTGTGGAACGTAACGATACCAGCACTGCTGATATTGCCGACCTCGTGGGTGCACGTGTTGTTACAGCCTCGGAAGCCAGTGAAGAGCAAGCATTCAATGAACCGTTGCTCAAGCGTGTAACCGGGCGCGACCCAATTACCTGCTGCTTCAAATACCGCGACTATTTTACCTATATCCCGACCTACAAAGTGCTCTTCGCAACCAACGACGTGCCGCGTATGCGATCTCAAAGCTTCGCAATGAAGCGCCGTATTAAAATAATCCCATTTCGCCAAAGATTCTATGATCCTGACGACGGCAAGCAGCCTGTAAAAGATGATCAGATAGGCGCGAAGCTCGCGGCTGAGGCATCAGGAATACTCGCTTGGGCAGTGCAAGGCTGTCTTGAATGGCAGCGTGATGGTCTGAAAGTGCCTGACACCGTGCGCAACGAAGTGAACAAATTATTTGATGCGCAAGACCCTCTTGCAGAGTTTATTGATTCAGAATGCATCAGCGACTATCGAGTCATGATTCCGGTAGGAGACCTATGGGATGCATATCAAAACTGGTGTGAAAACAACAAGCGCCGTCCGGCATTCAAGCAGTGCAATTGGTTTAGTCGCAGTTTAACCCAAAGAGATGGGTTAGAATCTGATAGAGGTATGTCAGGAGTTAGGATTATATATGGATTAACTTTGAAATCTAGAGTTGATAATTTACCTCTTGACGCAATTGACGCAAATAACGTATTTTTCAGAACTTACCCCCATGAAAGGGTTAATCATGAGGAAGTTCAGAAAAATAGCCTAAATGCGTCAATTGCGTCACCTGTAGACTCTAGTCTACTAGATGACCCATTCGCCGATGCTGATGATGAGGTGGCTTAGCACTATGGTTACAACAAACCCTTTACTTGATCTTTCATTATCCTGTGGACCTGATAATCCGCCTACACGCCCATCTATGTCGTGCTTGCAATCGCTATCGCAGCGAGGATACAAAGTGATTTTATCACATGATGGCACGCGTTTTACAGTCGAACCTTCTGCGAAGTTACGCAGCCAGCCAAAACTATGTGCCCTCATACGAGATAAACGCGAGCAAATACTTGCAGAACTGCTTGCGCAGCGCGATGCAGAACAGAATGCGCAGCAACAGGCTCAGCTTGACCAACAACGGGCTTCTGACGTAATTCGCGGGATATTAGACCCTAGACCCGATATTTTATACGACTCCGCATTGTGGACACAACTGTTACGCAGTGCTGCGCTTGCTGATAGTTCACTATTCGGTCCTTTGCATGGCTTTCGATGTCTCGGTGCGCAGCTATGTAGTAGTGTAACTGGATTTCATATCGTCTACGATGCTACGCAGCCGGGCTTTGAAGATCAAGATGATTTCGATACTGAGTTTCGTAAGTGGTTTCGTCAAAATGACGACTTCAACTCACGAAGAGATAACGAGTTAACTGCGCTGCTGCGCAGTATTTAGAAGCTTTGAGCATCGAACAATACGGACACTGAAAGGGGAGTAGACAGGTGAAAGCGCTAAGCATACGTCAACCGTGGGCATGGGCGATATTGCATGCTGGAAAGAACATTGAGAACCGGACATGGTTTCAGAGTTTCAGAGGCCGGATAGTCATTCACGCGGGCAAGAGTATTGATAAGCTGGCTGTTCAACTTCTGCGTGCAAAAGGCTATGACGTGCCAATTAACCTACCAACAGGCGCATTGGTCGGCGAGGTCACTATAACCGGTTGTGTCAACAACCACCATGGTCGTGATGTCGATAGCGAATGGGCAGAACCGGGATACTGCTTCACTCTTGCTGATCCGAAGCCCTACGACAACCCGATACCCTACACAGGTAAGCTGGGGTTTTTCAAAATTGAGAAAGGGGAGTAGATATGAAGTTAACAGACGGACAAAGGGCGGCGAAGATGATACGGGCATGGAGTGCATTTGTGAATAAGGCTGACAACCCGAGAGCGTGCGAGTTATGTCCGGCAAATATCGCCTACTGCTTAGACGGCGGCTCATGTTCGCAATCATTCGCCCGCGCCCTCGGCATACCCGACCTCGAAGCATTCCTGAAGCGGCTGGAGTCAAACGCTGTCGCTGAAGCAGCTTACGCAATGTGGATTTCACTTAACAGTGAAACCTACGACGGCAAAGACGACGTTGAGTTTGAGCAGTTGGAAGCTGCGCTGAAAGAGGCGGGATACAAGACGGAGGAAAACAGATGAGTGAGACATGCCCGAAATGCAACCATCCAATGATTATATTCAGAAATGACATACCTATCGACATCTCGCAGACTGGTCAGGGATATTTGCATCATCAACCCGATGGTGCAGAATGCCTGCGCGCCCAGCTCGCCGCAGTAACCGCAGAACGCGACAATTTGAGGGCGCTTTTAGATCCACCAAAGCGCAAACTGTCGTTATTTGGCATTCTCCATCAGTGTTATGGCGGAGATATAGATGCTGTATGCCCAGAGTGCGCACAGCCGTTGATAGACGAGGGCGGTAAACGTCATCGCATAAACGGCTATATCTGCCTACGGACACGATTCGGATTCTTGTCGGGTTATCTGCACTCTAAAATGGGATACATCGAAAAGATAGTCGGTTTAACCCGCGAGCGCGATGAACTCAAGCGCAGGGCTGAGGTGGCGGAAGAAATGATGCAACATTTGGTGAAATGGCTGAACGATATAAATGTTCAATGTTCACGCATAGCATCGATGGTGCCCTCTTATCCAGATCGTAAAATCCTGGAAGCTATATCAACTGGAGCTAAAAATGCGGCGTTGGTAATTGTTTGCGAAGCCGCCGAAGCCGAACTCGCGGAGGCTCCCAATGACCCTGCTTAACCGCGTGCGCCGATGCACGCAACCTGACAACTGCAAGCACCTATGCTGTCATGCCTACTGCCTGCACTATATCTCAAGACTGCATGCATGGGTCCCGACGCCGGTGGTGCTGATTGATACTTGCGAGGTGAGAAACAAATAAAAACAGACGCCCGCTATCTTCCGCGAACGCCCCTGAGATAAAACTCATCAATCACAGTATACCAGGGAGGGCAGGACGATGGCAAGGCGCACTGTTGCAATAGGATTGGCTGAAGATCGAATAACACGAGGGGTAGACATTTGGGGCAATGATGTGCCTGTGGATGCTTGGGAAAATATACCCGCTTATCCATTCCAACCTGATCCTCGCGAATATGTCAGTATCTTAGTCGATGGCTCTGCGCTCGAACGACTGCTCTGGCGAGAGATTAAGCACATCATCAAAAAAGCTCGATTAACAGACTGGCAGGAAGTCGTACTATACGCTCATCTAAATGGACTTACCATTGCCGAGATCGGTATTCTGTATCACATTCCGAAGTCGTCTGCTCAATACAGGCTCGAATCCGCATTAACCAAAGTCGGCAATGTGCCTCACAAGGGGTTGCTAACTGTTATGATTGAAGCACTCGGTTGGCCTGCCGTGCGCGAGCATCTGGCGGATAAGTTAGAACTGCGGATTAATGGTAAAGTTCGTACGATTCGTACGAATTGAGCGTTCCAGGGCTTATATATAGGAGTGAATTATTTTCACTCTCTCTTTCTCTCCTTTCAGTGTTGTGGCTGGAGCACGGCTGTTATTGCGGCAGCCGTGCTCGCTTTTTAGGAATCTATCATGGCGTGCATTAGATACGATCCAAAAATACATATAGATCGAGCGCGAAAGCTCGCTGAAAAGGGGCTTACCGATATCGAGCTTGCGAAAGCGCTGGGTATCTGCCGCACAACGCTGTGGGTATGGAGGGAAGAGCATCCCGAGTTCGCCAAAGCCATTATCGAAGGGAAGCTGATCCCAGATGCCAAGGTTGAGGCCGCAGTATTCAAGCGTGCAGTCGGTTTCAAATACACCGAGCGCAAATACAAACTCAATGAAGACACTCAAACGATGGAGCTTGTTGAACGAATAGAGAAGGTGCAAGCACCGGATACAACCGCGTGCATATTCTGGCTGAAGAATAGAAAGCCCGAGGAATGGAAGGACCGGCAGGGCGCGAATGGCGGTCCTTTCGTGACTGAGGATATATCGAATTATACTCCAGAAGAGCGGCAGAGGCGCATCGACGAATTGATTGCTAAACGCAATGCAGGCAGTGCTGATGCGGCGCATGGGTCTGGTGATGATGTAGAAGATAGCGAGAACAGCGAGAACAGCGAGGGTAACGATGGGTAATTTGAGTGCTCAGGAAATTATGAATATATGGGCTCAAACCGAAGATCGCAGTGTTGAAGAAATCCTGAATGCAGTGCATGATACAGCCATACTGAATGATAGCAAAGTGCTTATAGTTAGCGCGGTGGGGAAGTATACGACCGTCCAGGCTGCGGTGGATGCTGCTGCTGCTGCTGCTGATGCTGACAATAGAGTGTTGATTGTTGCCATGCCTGGCATCGACCGCACTTATATACCGCATCCCTATGTTGATGTGGAATTCATGGAGGATGTAACCCACCGTGGTCGTTTCGATGGAACACCGTGGAGACACTTGGGTCCTGATCTCGACCCGTGGGCGTCTCCGTATCCGGGCGGATTGCTCTGTATTATCGTTGATGATCTAGGATCGGATATATTCACAGCAGATGCGGGCGGATGTACCGGCACAACTCCAGCTGCATATTGCAAAGCAAACGGCATACCTCTTGGTTTAGCTGCTCCTGTAAGTTTTATTGGCACAACTGATCATCTTACAGCAGCGCAGATGCGCGATCTCGCATATACATACGGGTTCGAGTTTTTATCTCATAGCTGGAATCATGCCGCGCCGCCCACCACACACGATGCTGTCGAGCAGGAAATTGTAGCCTCACGCGAGGCTTTGGAATCGCTATCGGATGTCACGCTCACTCAAGCATCGTCAATCGGGTTGATTGTGCGCGGATTCGTCCAACCTGGCACGTGGGTCAATGATACAACTCGTTTGGCTGTCGAGCAGGCAGCCGCAAGCGGTGATCTCACCCTCAAATCCAATTCGACTACTGATATTAACTGTGCATGCCCAGTTAGTGTATTTGTAACCAACCGAACAGGTCAGACAGCGAGCGGTGCGGCGGTTACATTCATAGTTTACGGTAAGAGCACTGCATCCGATACCGACAGCGACACGATAACATTTTCAGCAGCCGACCTCGCTAATCTGGCCAATAATATATCCAAACCGGATTACAGTGTCCTGAAAGCGACCACGAAAAAGTTTTATTCGGTGACAAGGATTTCGGCGAGTGCAGGGCAGACTACAGGTTGGAAATACAGCGCTGGTGTCGCTTATGGTGATTGGTATCTGGGATCAGTCAGCAAGTTCCTCAGCGACGCTGGGCGATGTGTTCGGTCTACTTATGAGTATTCCTGCGCGAATATGGTTGTTGGACCGGGACAGGCACGGCATGCAAGATTGAGACTTCCCTGGCCTTTAAAGCTCGCTGACAATACCACCATAACCACGAGTGCTCACGCAGATCAGGCTGTGCTCGATTGGGCGATACCCGGCGTCAAGACTGTGCTCTATTTCCACGCTAATCCGGGGCAGGTGGGTTATACCGTTCCGGCTGATTTCAAACTACTTATCGACGCGATGGTAAAGGCACGCACGGCAGGTAAACTTCAGGTCGTTACTCCTAGCGCGTTATTTGCCGCTCTGCCCAATTATTCCACACCCGCGGCTGCTTATGCCAAGCTCGGGGATTTTGATAGCTGGGAAACCGCAATAGGGGCAACGCCGCTCACCGGCGCGTGGAATCACGATTGGTATTTCTATGCTCCAACCGGTGGATCGAATTGGTATATCCGCGCCGATGCCGGGTCAGGTAAATGCCTGGAAATGAATGATGCCGGAGGCAGATTGACCGCAAAGAGATACATTGATTTTCCTGGTGGCTCGTGGTGTCGGATTCGTTTCGACGCTAAATTGGCTAGCGGGTCTGGAGCGATCACTCTAGGCAAGATCGACATTAACGAAAATGATACGCTTCTGGTTAATACGATTGATACCATTACGCTCTCGGGGACATGGACAACTTATGAGAGGTGTTTCTACATTCCGACGTGGTGCAGCGGGACTCTACAGCGACCACAGATTACTATTGCTACTACTGCCACGGGTCAGGTCGTGCAGATTGACAACGTGAGAATTGATAGAACGTAGGAGAGAGCACGCATGCAACGCATACTCATCACAATCACAATCCTCCTCGCGCTATGTTCGTCGTGCTGGGGCGCGACTTACTATGTCTCGCAGCAGCAGAATGACGCGACGCACGACGGCACGCTATCGCATCCGTTTGCGACCATCGCGCAGGCGTTCGCGGCTGTTTCAGCTGGGGATACCATCGTCATCGGTCCTGGGACGTATCGCGAGAATCCTGGGACAGGGACCAAGTTCACGGTAAGCCAGAATAACCTGTCATTGATCGGTGACCCGACTTGTAGGAGTATCATTCGGGATAGACCAGGGAGAGTTCGCCTGACTGGAACAGATACCAATAATATTCCTACAGACGGGATTGTCCTCTCCTGCGGAACAAAGACAGGCACGACTATCAAATATCTGTATATCGATGGTAGCAAAAATAATGTTGGTATGCAGGGTCATCTAACATCAGATACAACAATTTATGATTGTTATATATCCTCAAGCGCGAATGGAACAAGTGCATCGACATGTTATCGCTGTATGTCTATCGGACAAACCGCATTTAATACCTGTATAGCATACAATTGCATTGGGCTAGGATCAACGGCATTCCTCGCTACGACTGCTAATAATTGCCTGGGTATCGGGGTCTATCTGTTTCTATCAATCAACATCAGTAAATTGTCTCGCTGCATTCGGTAACCAGGGTTTCCGTGGTACTGGTACTAACTCATCAATCACTAAAGGTTACGCATTTGCCTGCAATACAGCAGCATATGGAGATACCAATACACCACCGTTACTAGCAGTAGGTGACGTTACCGCATGTTATTGCCCGGCGCTTCAACGCGGTGGCGGTTATGACACTGGAACTGCTCAGCAAGCGGCGTCAGTGCTGTTCAATCCTGACGCCTTAACCCGCGCTCTCCAGCCAATCCTAACCGCAGGGCTTCTTGATCAGGGTACAACCATTCCCGGCACGACTCCGACAAACGACATACTCGGCAGACTGCGAAGCGGCACGATGGACATTGGCCCGTGGGATTTGGGCAGTGCGGCGCATCCGACTCCGACCTGGGGTTGGGGCTTGCCGGTGGGGAGTAGATAAATGAGATCAGCACCTCTCGCAAAATGGGGCGATGCCAATTATTCGTTTACTGCTGATATTCAGGCTCAGGGCACGGGCTACCTCGGAACTATCGCGCTTGTTGCCGGTGATGTGCAGTATAGTGTAGATGGAGGGGTTAACTGGGTTAATTGTGCTTTTACTCAAAACGGCACGGTCATCGTTATCACTCCCGGTGCTACGGCACTTCAGAATAAGTCTATCGTGGTGCGGCTGCTCGATCAGTCAGACCCTATCGAGTGGTATGGTGAGCAGATTGAAGTGCTGACATTCGGCAATGCGAGTGCTTACTGTGCTATTGATATATCCGCTGTGCCCGGCACAGATACAGGGTTGGCGTCGCACATCGATGCGGCAGATGCCACCGCACACATTTCTGCGCTGAGTGACGCAATCGTGTCAACCATACAGCAGTTTCTCGATGCCAAGGTCAGTTCTGCGATTACTGCTGCTAACTCAGCTGCGAAGCCGTCTGACGTTCAGGTCACGGTCGAGCCGACGCCGGTTAATGTCGATCTATCCGAGATCACAGCCGCAATTGAGGCGATACAACCGCCGGATTTGACCGGAATTGCAACTGACGCGAGCGTGCAGGAGTTAACCGCGGCGGTGGAGGCTCTTGGCATTAATCATACAATAGAAATTGTTTACCCCCGACCGACACTTGAAGGCGATCAGGTTGATCTTGTCAGTGGTGATGATTATCTCGATGCTGCAAGGCGCTCGATTATAACGACAATATCTTCTGATGATATCGCTGATGATGACATTGTAACTATGCAGTTTGCTGATATCGTTGCAACAGCAAGCACGACAGTAAATAGTGATGTTTGCATTATAACGGTTGAGCTGTCTGCAGAACAGACAGCTTCGCTATCTGAAGGTAGTTACCCATATAGACTTATTGCCACAGGTGATACTCGCGGTGTGCGCACGTTGCTTGCCGGCATGGTCAATATGACTCAATACTGATATGACTCTAACAGACAAAGAAGAAGCCGAACTGCTGATGTTGTTAACGCTTGAATCAGCTTCTAAATTGTGGTCTCCTCACCCGGAAAATAAGCCTCAGCAATGGGCATACTCACTTGATGAATCAGGTGGGGTTGACGAGATATTTTATGGAGGTTCGGCGGGTGGAGGTAAAACCGATCTTGCTCTTGGGTTATCAATCACAAAACATAAGCGAAGCCTTATACTTCGTCGTGAATCCACGCAGTTGCGTGGCATAATTGAACGCTCGCGCGATATCATTGGTGATAATGGACGCTTCAATGAAGTGCTCGGTATTTGGAGAAACCTGCCGAATGGACAAGTAATAGAACTGGGTGGATGCAAGGAATTATCCGATAGACGCAAGTATCAAGGCAGACCACATGATCTGATCGTATTTGATGAGGCGTCAGAGTTTTTAGAGCAGCAGGTAACATTCATTGCCGGCTGGGCTCGAACCGAAGATCCAAATCAGCATGTTCTGGTGCTCCTCGTGGGCAATCCCCCAACCTCCGCCGAAGGTCAATGGATAATTAAGCGTTACGCTCCTTGGCTCGATGAGCATCATCCTAATCCAGCTAAACCCGGTGAGATACGCTGGTTTGCGATGATCGATGGTATCGAAACGGAAATGGTATCCGGTGAAGTCATTGAACACAAGGGGGAGAGGATAAAGCCAAAGTCGCGCACGTTTATCCCTGCCAAGGTTGATGACAATCCATATTATCGAGACACCAATTATAAAGCTACTTTGCAGGCTTTACCTGAACCTCTGCGAAGCCAGATGTTAAATGGTGATTTTACGGCGGGCACGGAAGATGATCCATGGCAGGTAATTCCAACTGAGTGGGTGCGTGCAGCTCAGCGTAGATGGAAAGCGCAAGCAACAATCTCAAGACAGGATGCTATAGGTGCTGACATCGCCCGTGGTGGCAAGGATAAGACTGTTATCGCAAAACGATACGGGCATTATATAGCAGAACTTATAAAGCATCCTGGTAATTCTACACCGAACGGACCAGCAACAGCAGCGCTTATAATGACTGAATTGCGATCACCACTTTGTGTAAATGTCGATGTGATTGGTGTGGGTGCCGCTGTATATGATGCACTCGCAGCAAATGATATACCAGGATTGAGAGGCGTTAACTTTGCCGAGAAGTCCACAGCGGTGGACAAGAGTGGGCGGTTGGGTTTCATTAACTTACGAGCGGAAGCCTATTGGACACTACGCGAAGTATTAGACCCTGCTTCGGGCTTGGATGTGGCATTGCCACCAGATACAGAATTGTTGGGCGATCTATGCGCGCCTAAATGGTCGCTAACAGTGCGTGGTGTTCAAGTGGAAAGCAAAGAAGATATTCACAAACGACTAGGGCGCTCCACAGACTGTGGAGATGCTGTTGCGCTGGCATTTATGAATCCATTACCTCAACCATTCTGGGGCGCGGCAAGTGCGGGCACGGAGAGATCAGTATGAAATGGCCTTTTGGCAGAAAAATAAATAGACAGAGCACGATTAATGCGGTAGTGCAGAGTCGGCCAGACTATTACCAGCCGTATCGGGATTCGCTGTATTATCTACCACCGCCCAATGATCCAATTATCCTGGAGTCGCTTCGCCGTGCGTTGCCGATCCTCAATGCCGCGACAGATCAGCTTGTGCGACTGACCGGTAACGTAAAGATTGTTTGGGACTCCCAGCGAGTGCAGGACGAATGGGATGTATGGGCGCAGAATTGTCGTGTGGCTCCCCTCGGTAAAGGATTCAACCGGTGGCTCAATGGTCAGCAGGAGCGGGCGCTCATCGGTGGAACCGGTGCGAGTGAAATACTGATTGATCCCGCTGGGCGTGATATTGCTGGATTCCAATACCTCTCCGCTCGCTCTCTGCGTATGCGAGTAGACGAGAATGATCCAACACAGGTTGTAATTGCACAGCAACAAACTTATAATCCGGTGCCGGTTCAGCTTGACCCTGATTTCATTGTTCTCAATGCTCATGCGCCGCGTGATGACAGTCCATACGGGCGTTCACTGTTTACTGATATCCCATTTGTGGCTGAACTCCTGCTCGAAATGATTCATGCGCAAAAGCAAAACTGGGAGAGGATGGGCGCTCGAAGCTATGCAGTGAACGTGGAAGTGCCTCCGGGTCTGAGTCCCGGAGTGGATGTCGGCAGTCTGATGAATAATCTGTTGAGTCAGATTAAAACATCATTCACTGAGGCTATGGCGTCTCGTAAGAGAAGGGGCGTCATAAAAGATTTCTTTGGTGCCGGCAATATCAAAATATCCACAATCGGAGCGGATGGCACTGAGCTGGAGTTTCAAATCCCGTGGCGCAGCGCAATGGAACAGATCATAGCTGCCACTCACTTGCCCTCGTGGATGCTGGGTTTACACTGGGCAACTACAGAGCGGCTATCAGATGAGCAGGCGCAAACGCTCGAAGCCGTGCTTAATGATTATCGTGATGAGTATACACCGTCTGCTCTCAAGGTCGCAACATTATGGGCAATGGTGCGGGGATATGGCAGCGCTATACCAGTTGCCGAATGGCCGGAAACGAGTCTGCGAGATCAACTGAATGCGGCGAGAGCGCAGGCGATGCAGGCTCAGGCTGAGAGTATTCGCGAACGCACCGGCATGGCGCTTTGGCGTAGTGGTGTGTTCGATCAGGAGGAATACGCCGAATATGTGACGGGTGAAGAAACTGTCGAGATAGCAACGCCTATGCTTGAACCGCCCGCATTGCCTTCACCGGTAGGATTCGGAGGCAGTGAAAGCGCGAGCGTTGGCAATCTATCTGCAAGAGAAAGTGAGCAGAAATCGGGGAGGCTGACTTATGGCGTTTAAGCCTCACTGCACATGCCCAGAATGCAAATCATCACTATTGCCGAGCACACATGAACAGCCACGTGATCGCCGCATTGCAATAGCAATTAATGATATGCATAACGCTATCGTTCGCGCATCGAATGAACTCAAATCTCAGATTCTATGTATCTGCAATCTGCCCACTCAAACGCGGGCTGATGATGAGCAGGCGTTTACTTTCAGCAGCATGCAAGAGCGTGAGTTTAACCGCGCGGTCGATATATTTCTTGAGAAAATGGCCGGACGTGATCGCACGCGACTGGGATTCACAAATAACGCCGATGAGAGTGGGATAATCGAGCATTATGATAGATATGCTCATTCGCTCGGTATCACTCGCGCTTATGAATTAACAGGCGCTGGTGATTCGGCGCTCTCGGCAACTGAAAATGAATCAGGCGTGCAGGCATTTATGGGGATGGCGTTTGACAGACTCAGTGAGAACGGCGCTATGCGCCTTGAGGGCATACGCGATGAACTGCGGGGTATCCTCGAAGATGGAGTAGCTAATTCCATTAATCCCATCGATGTGGCGCGCAGTATATCGGCGCAGTTCGATGAATACAGTCGGTATGAGTTTGAGCGGCTTGCGCGCACTGAGATTGCGTTTGCTCAAAATGCAGGATTCATTGATGAGTGCCAGGCAGAGCAGATAGATACCAGCACTGTTGACACCAGTGCATTCCCTGCGCATCCCAATTGCCTATGCGGATACTCAATAGAGCAGGCAGACAATGGCACATGGCACATGGTTTATGATGTTAGCGCTCAGGCATGCGAGGTATGTCAGGAGGTAGCACAGCAATAATGTCAACCTATAAGTTAACATGCCCGAATCCTAAATGCCCCGTCGTTGAGATTTCAGACGGGGCATTACTTTGTCCGAAATGCGGCGCTCGGCTCATTAAACAGATGCCGAGGCGCGGTCAGGTGGTGACGAAATGACTGTAAAACTTGTCGATGCGAAAACATTTGACGCGAGCAAACCGCTTCTAAAAATCGTTGAAGTGGCTACTAAAGCGACTGCTCCAACTGATTCGCAGATAGCGGCGATACGACAATACTGCCGACGCGATTTCTCGGCTGATGATCTTTACGTGCGTCAGATGATGCTTGCAAACGATCAATATGACCGCAGTTATGAGCGCTTTGATGCCGGTTATCTGCGCCGATTCGCCGAGACAGCAGCCGGTAAATCAGTGCTTGTCGGTCACGATTATGGCAGTGCTCCAATTGGTCGTTTCTTTGATGCTGAGATCACACGCGATGCTCAGGGATGGCAGTGGGTAGCGCCGTTCTGGTATATGCCGGTCAGCCAGGGGAATCAGCTCGAACGTGACAATATCGATGCTGGGGTCTGGAATTACGTGAGTATTGGATTCCAGCCCGATTATGCCGGCTTGATCTGTGACCTCTGCGGGCAGCCTTACTACCCGTATTATGCCGACGAGAGCGCGGCATACTGCAGGCACATTAAAGGCGATACGTATGACGGTCAGACATGCACTTGCACATACGATTCCACAAAATCCGATATGAGCACGGTCGAGATGGTAGAGGGCAGCATTGTATACCTGGGCTGTCAATATGAAGCCGCTATTGCGAAATCAGCAGAGCAGGGAGAACAATCAAAAATCTGGAAAATCGGTCTCATTGAGGCTGATAATAAGCCGCCGCGAGGCGAGCAAAAACAGGAGGACGACATGACTATCGAAGAGTTGCAGGCAAAAAATACCGAACTCTCCGGGGAGCTCGCCACCGTGAAGGATAATTTGACGGCGGCGAATGCGAAGATCGCTGAACTCACAACAAAAGCTGAGATCGGCACGAAACTACTGACTGATCTCAAGGATGAGATCAAAAGACTTGCCACATGCATCGGCAGGTCTGCGGCTGAAGCTGAAATCGTGGTCACTACCGATGATGTGACCAAACTGCTGGAGATCAAAACCGACTACGAAAAGCAGTGGTCGGCTAAGCAGGCTGAGTCCGGCAAGGGTGAAGGCGAAGGCGCTAACACCGGCGAGGATACCGAGGCGAAGCGGTTAAATCCGCAGCAGTATAGCGTGATATAGGAGGATCGAAATGGCACTTCGGAAATTGGGTGGAGAATCCAGTGTTGATGAGATGCTGGTTGTCTCGATGTATTCCGCCAATGGCCTCGCGTGGGCTGTTGGCGATATTTGTATTCAGGACACCGGCGCAAATCGCACGGTTAAGAAGCCGACTGACAATGCGGCACTTTGGGGTCGCGTGGTCGCTATTGCAGGTCCGTCTACCGCAACGAGCGCCACATCCACAATCCTGAGTGTGCATGTGTTCGGTTACAACTCGGTCATCGAGCTTCAGAATGATGCCGCCGTTGCGCTCGGTGTTTCGCCGCAAAGTAACGGCACAGCCAATAAGATCGAAACCAGCGGCGCGGCAGCGGGCAAAACGCTGGTCATTTCGAGCGATCTCAACTCTGATGGCAGCACCTACACCATCACCTGTTTAGCATAAGGAGGTTAACATGCCGACCACGATTGGCGGGATAATCAAGGGTATCGACAAGGGCTTCTATCGTGAGGCCAAACGCGATGATTGCCGGGTTAACGGTTATCAGGCGATTTCGGATGCGGCGATGAAAGCGGGAATCTATCCCGATCAGGCTACAATCGACAACCGCGTGAAGCGGCTGCTTTTCAAAATCGGGTGCAAAAATATCGATCCGAATGCGCTATCGCCCGGAATGCTCAACAAGGTTGAGATGCATGCTATTGAGACATACGCGCTCGATATGGCGTTATCCGATCAGGGTATCTGCTCTAAGGGCGCGGGCGCTGACCGAATCGAGAAGTTTTTCACGACCACCACGTCTGCTGTACTTTTCCCGGCTTGGCTGGATTCGCAGATTCAGTTAGGAATGCTGGCTATCTCGATCTTACCGGCGCTCGTTGCCGCCGAGACGTTTATCGACTCTGACACCTACAAGGGATTGAAATTCACCGATGTCGAAGACGATCAGCAACTTCGCGAGGTCGGTCAGGGCGAGAATATCCCGGTTACGAAGATCACTACTGCCGACACAGTTGTTACCGTGAAGAAATTCGCGCGAATACTTGAGGCTTCTTATGAGGCTATCAGGCGGCAGAAGATCGATGTGTTTGCGATCATGCTCCAGCGCATCGGTCGCAGAATTGCACTCGATGAAACGAACTGGGCGATTGAAACCCTGATTTCGGGTGACGGCAATACCGGATCAAATCTCACGCATTCGGATGTTGCCACATCCGGTAAGCTGCTTTACAGCGACCTTACCACGTTTTACGGGACATTCCCGGTCGGCTACCAGATGACTGATGCGGTCTGTAACTGGGCGCAGATCAATAACATCCTGAATATGGCTGAGTTCAAGGACCCGATGGCCGGGTTCCGATTCCAGTCCACGGGCGAGCTTCCCGGACCGCTCGGCGCAACCTGGCATAGATGGGATTCGCTCAATGCGCCTTCATTCGGTTCTGGCTACATTCTCGCTGTTGACAGTCGTGTAGCTCTCCAGCAGATCACGGAACTTTCTGTGATGAGTGAGGCCGACAGGCTGATTGATCGCGACATCGAGCGGACGAAGGTGGAGAAAGTGACCGGCTTCTATAAGCTCGACTATAACGCTGTCAAGATGCTGCACATCAGCTAAAAACAAATAATGAACAAGTGAATAACTATTGAGCCCGCCTGTGGTTGTAGGCGGGCTCTTATTTATGAAAGAGGCTTATTATGGGATCAAAATGTCCGATACCTCGTGAATTTGGCACTGATATATGGGACGGCTCTGCTATTGGACCGAAAGCCGTTACCGGGTCACAGATGGTAGATAATGCCCGCAGGCGCGTAACCAAAACTCCGATCATCAATATCGACATCGGCGCTGGCACAACTGCCGATTTCGTCATTACTCGACAGAGCACCGCTATCACAATTACTGCCGCTCGGTTTGTCTACACCGAAGCTACTGCGGCGGCTGGCGCTACTGCTGCTACCATTGCGCTCGGCACTGCAGCAGGCGGAACCCAGATCGCGGACGCCACGGCAATAGAGCAGCCCAAGGCTGTCGGCGCGGCTACTGCGTTTACTCTCAAATCCGGCGCTGTCGCGGCGAATACTCCCGTTATCGCTCGACTTACCGGTGTTGTCGCTACTCCAATCGCGGGCGAGGGGTTTGTCGAGATTGAATACACCGTGAACGACTAGGGGGGAATTGAGTTATGACTAAAATCAGATGCTTATGCCCACCTGTCCAGAACATCGCGGAGGGCGTTACCTTATGCTCAGTCGGCGCGGAAGCTGATGTTGAGCTTACGCACTTCTGGCAAGGTCAGATCGATCTTGGCACAGTTGAGATAGTGATATCTGCCGATGAGCAGACAGAAAGCGAGAACGATAATGGCGGTGACAGCACCAACAACAGTCGAGGTCGTCGAAGAAGGTCAGTTAAGAATTGAATATTTTCCTAACTGCGGAGACAATACTCGAAAATTCACCAATCTAGTAACTAACCGTATAAACAGTGCTGTAGCTCAGGTGCGGTCAGCTGTTGGCAATAACTGGAATAGCGAGGATGCCGATGTTTGCCAAGCGCTCCATGATGCAGTGCTTTATCTGGTGCTCTCGCGACTTTGGCAAATGATTGTGAACGTAATGGTTGCCTATGATGCAGAAGAGCTTCCGCCTGAGTTCGTAATTCCTGAAAATGCGGCCGCTACGCGCGTTTTCTACAAAAGCGAAGCAGAGCAGATTATCGCTCGATACGAGGGCGGCACTGTCTCGACGCCTGACGCTTATGTGGGCGCATTCGTGACGGATGGCGTAGATACGTGCGAGCATTCAATTCTCGGTCTGCATTATTAGGTGCTGACATGCCAATTGTGACAAATGCTATGCAATTAGTAGCGAAATGGTCGAGGCGCGAAAAAGCAATACGCCCGTTCGTAGCAAAAGCCACCAGGGAAGCGACAAAAGCATTCCTGGCTGATTCTAAAACGCAAATGCGGGAATTGATTTACGACAAGCCAATTCCCACGCGAGCGCAGATTCAAACCGAACGCAAGGCGCGGGCAGAGGGCAAAGGAAAAAGCTTTACTCCGCGTAAGCAGATGCATACGAAGAGTGACAAGCCAAACTCCACAGGCTCAAAGCCGGCATGGAAGCGAACTGGCAATCTGCGGCGATCTGAAAAGATGCGGATTGTAACAGCCTACGTAGGCATCGTGGAAAATGCCGCGCAATCACAGACCAAGAATGGCAAGCGATCATACTATGCTCGCTATCGACACGACAAAAAGAATACACGCTATCCAGCGCCTTGGCGAAAGAATGCAATCAATCGGATGCAAGGCAAAGTGCGGCTCATCTATCGCAAAGCAATACGAAAAGCACTGACCATGGGATAGCAAGGAGGACATTATGGCTGTAGAGCCTACGATTATAGGCATTTTTGATCGGATGGCTAAGGTCATCCAAAATGCGAAGGGGATAGCGAGCACGGGAACTGATTTCTGGGCTCGCGTTGACGCCGCGCAAGACGAGAGTTATGAAAACCGGATCAAGGGATTTGAGACCACGACGCTTGATACCGTGCTGGAAAACGGGTTTAGTATAAGCTCAGTATTCCAGCAACTCATCTCAAATCACATCCAATACCTGCGCGATATCGGAATCACTGACAGTAATGCGCTCAATGCATATTTGACTGCCTACTCCGGCAAGCGAATACCTTATGACGCAGGCGAGCTTATTGCGATGCTTCTGGGCGAGAGCATGAGGCTGCCGGCTTATCAGGTGTATCCCAAAGGGACACGACCAGCCGATGGATCCGATCCTGCGGACTCGGGGATGCATTGTCTGGCAACCGTAACCGGCACAACAGGAGCCCCCACGTGGGCAACTGTTGACGGTGCAATCGATAGCGAAACTTATGGCGCGATCATGCTCATCAACGATGACGCCACACCAGCGCCCAATAGCTTGATTCTTACCGCTACGCGGCAGGACGGGACGACAGTTGATATCACCGTGGCGCTTACCGCGACGACGTTAAATGCGCAGTCGATACTCGGTTCTCAAGCAATAGGCGCGGCGGGCGCGGCGGCTGGACAGAAAGTCATCCCTGTTGCGGCTACTGGTCAATTCAATGCCGGCGAATATGTGCTCATCGTGCATAACGATAGCTCGCAGGAGATCGCGCAGATCGCATCGATTACAACCAATACGAGCATCACGCTTGAAACCAATCTGCTGAATAATTATGTGCAGAATGACCTCGTTCTGCCTCTATTCACCAATATCACTTACAAGTCCGGCACGCTCGCGGACGGCAAAACCATTTCTTTGTGGGCGTATCCTGATAGGATTATAGCCCTGTAGGGCGGGAGGATATCATGGGTTCTACACCTGGAAGACTTAGCGGAAAATTCGGTTCGCTTTATATCGGAGGCGTGCTGGTTGCCGAACTCGAAAACATCAGCATCGAAGTGACGCCCGAGTTTATCAAAACAAGGGCTATGGGTGACATGACCGATGTTGTCGATCCCGATGGGGTGACATACGGAATCAAGGCTCAGCGGTTCAATCGCATAGCGAATATGGCATATTTTGCCGGACTTGCTGCTCGCACTGCATACGCTACAAACCCGCTTCAGTTGCTCGTTTATAACGATGACCGTTATAAAGCAGCCACGAAAGTTTTCGAGGGCGCTGTATGGGCAGGTCCGAGCACATACGCGATTGCCCGTGGCGAAGCGAGCAATGAGGAGATAACGTTTGAACCCGCTGGCGATCCGCTTTATGTCGGTGGATACGTGCCGGGGACGTAAGGTGAGATTATGCGCATCGTATCGAAAGATGAGTTATTCAAAGCAAAGCCGTCTATCCGTGAGTTTTCCATTCCTGAGCTTGGTGAGAATGCAGGCATTGTCATAAAAGGGTATTCGGTTGGTGATGTGCTCGCTATCGATGACGCCTGCTGGCTCATAGATAAAAATGGAAAACGACACTATAACGCGCAGAATGATCGCTTATATTCCGTGCTTCGCGCAGTGGCTGAGCCAAGATTAAATGAAGCGGATACCGCGGCGATACTCGAATTACGCGATGGGATTGCTGACGAAATCATCAGCATAGCTCGCGAATTATCAGGGCGAACACAATCAGCATACGATGAGCTCAAGGAGAGTCTGCGAGCAAACCCGGTTATGCGTAGGCTTTACAGTGTATGCGTTAAACGACTGCACAGATTGCCGAGCGAACTTACTGATGTGCCGGAGCATGAGTTCATGATGGCTTTGGGAGCTCTGGAACTCGATGCGGAAGACGAACAGAACGAACTTGATTCAATGATCGACGGGACATAGGTGTAAACATGGCTGTCGGCGGTGCTTCTTCGGTAGATAAACTGGAAACGCGGGTTGGTCTGACGGGTGTTGAGCAGGTACAACGCGGAGCCAGCATAATACGCGCGTCTATGCGTGGTATTGCTGGTGATGTAGGTCATGCGACAAGCGCCTGGCAAAAACTCGATCTGTCAGGCGTTAAATCTGCCGCGATTGGTGGGAGTTTGGTTACAGGTGGATACGCTGCTCTACGTGCCGCAAAAGATTGGGGCGAATCAGCTGCCGAAGCTGAAAGTGCGAGCGCTCAATTATTGCGGGCGCTTCAAAATACTCATAAGGGCACCGCGCGAGATGTGACCGAGATCGAGGAAGCATTCGACAAACTGCCCAAGGTCGTGCCGGGGTTCCATTCCGCCATGATCGAGGCTGCTTCGGCAATGGCAACGCTGGGCAAAGCCACACCGGATGAGATAAAAGAGACACTTCCTGCCATACTCGATACGACAGTTGCTCTGCAGAAAATGGGCAGAGGTGGCGCTGATGTAGCTACTGTTTCTGCGATGGTTGCTCGCGGCGCTAACGGTATGACACGTGGGCTCAAGAGATTAATACCCGATCTTAATGAGGCACGAGTGAAATCAGAGGGGCTCAGTTATATTGTTGCCGAGCTCGAAAAACGATACCACGGCGCTGCCGAGGCAGAATCAAAAACCGCTGTTGGCGCAAATACTGCGTACGAGAACTCTGTAGGCGCATTGAAACGCGAACTGGGTGAAGGGCTTGTGCCGGCGATGGTCAAAATGACCACGGTTATGAATAGAGGCGTTGGCGCAATGCGATGGCTCAATAAACACACGCATGGTGTGGCAGGTGAAACGCTCGCGGTAGCCGGCGCGATGGGCGTTGTCGGCGGCAGTATTTTGATGGTTATGCCTGGCATAAAAGCGCTTCGCGATATGTGGCACGGTGTGGCTGTGGCTGCCGGGGAAGCTGCGGTTGCTGAAGAAGCGGCGGCAGCGGCTGGTGCCGGAGCCACAGGGGCGGCTGCCGGAGGAGTTGCTACCGGTGTAGGCAAAGGTGTCTTTGCGAGAATAATGGCAGGCGCGGGCGGATTGTGGGGTGGCGCTCGCGCAATTGCTGGAAGAGGGATTGGCGCTTTGGGCGTATCGGGCGTTGGAAGCACTGCCGGGATAACAACTGCTGGATTGATCGGTGCTGCCGGATGGGCTGATGTTATTGATGAGGCGTTAGATTGGGCGCTTGGTTCTATATTTGGGCAGGGTGGCAAGAGGTTAGGCAATGGTGGATGGTTGCCTAACCTTTCACTTGGTAGAGCGGTCGGTGAGGGCATAAATGGAATTGGCGCGGGGTATTCGGCTGACAGGAATCGTATCCGTGCGTTTTTTGCAGGACGCAGTGCAAATGCCTATATTCGCGGCGGTTCCCATTCCATCCGCAGGATGATGGAAGCGCAGGCGGGAATGAACAGTGGCGGGAATGTAAGCCCTAACTCACCGAGCGCCGATCCAGCTATAACTGCTATCAATGTGAGTAACAACTATTTACGCAAGCTGGTAGATTTGTTGGGTGCTCAGAATCAAATGATAATCGGCGGTGGACCTCGCACATCCAAAGCACTTAATGAAGGCGATGTGCGGCGTGCTATCAATGGAACACTATCGCAGAATACTATCGGATAACAAACAGGTTGGGATTGCTTGCTATGTCCACATATAAACTTGAACTTGATATTCCACATCCAACGTTATCAGAACCGGGGTATTGCGATACTCGACTAATCCGTGATGTGGATATATCGACAGGCATGGCGAGCGGAAGCAACTGCATCATTGAACCGCAAACAGGGACGCTGATGCTTAAACCTGTTCAATTCGATCCTGATGAGTGGTATAAGGCGGATTATGATAGCTTACGAACCAATCTATCAGATTATGATTCCATCGGGCAATACTGGCAGTCTAACATTGTGCTCGCGCCCGCCACTGGAGCAATAAATCGACTTCGCACAGGCGGGTTTACGCTTATACAATTACTCGCATTGGCTGCTTCAACAGGCATCAAAACTGCTCAATTATATGATGGTCGGAATCTAATCCCGATACTCGCGAGTAAGGCCGAATACCCGTCAAACCAAGCATTTCATGTCGAGTTGGAACTTCACGGTCAGGTCAACGGATTCGCCAAAGATGTCGTTTGTATCCGCTTTGGTGATTTTCGTATCAATTTCCACCTGGACGGGACCGCCGACCTCTACTGGAACAGCGACGGCAATGGCGATGACGGCGATTGGTTGTGGAAATGCCGCTTTGGTGTTGAGAAAGGAAATAACGACGAGCGCGGAAATATTATGGGCGTGCCGGTAAACCCGATTGGTCTACCGAGTATAACTATTATCCCATTCGGACGCGGCAATATATGGGTGCGCGTTCGCAACGCCGGCAACGGATATGACGGTGTTTACACTCACAGTGAGGCCGCATTCGATGCTGAAAATAATAGATATGAGATAACTAAAGCTGGGAAGATAGTCATATATGTGCCAGAGAGTTATCAACAGAACATCGGCATCAGCATATCCCGTGTGGGATATAAAACGAGTGGAACATTCAGCGAAACGGGCATGCTGCCCTATGCGCCTACGAATAACCCGATCCTTACACCGTATTGGGTTACAACCATGGGATCACCTTCGCTCACTGCTGGAATATCCGACGATGATGGCAACGCCTGGAGCGGAGACGGTATCAAGCAGAAATACTCAGCCGATTTTACACTAACAGGTGATGGCACATGCACACCATTCCTCGATTCATTCCTGATAGAATGGCCTGCTATTGCGAGCACTCAATCCCCGGCGCTCATTACGATTGATGAAAGCTCTATCTTGTCGTTAGCGGTCGGCGATGGTGATGATTGGGAGGATCAGAAATGCTCTGTAAGCATACGCGACGATGGCAGCGATACTGATATATCCGCATTATCGCGCAGATCACGCATTGTCGGTCGGCTTATGATCGATGATGAGCCCTACGGAATATATGAGTTTCGCAGACCCAAAACAATCTACGGACATCGTAAGAACACAATCAATCTGCAGGGATGGAATTACGGCATATCCGTGATATCCCGGCGCAAATGGTGGACGACACGACCATTCGAAGGTTGGTCTCACCCAGGCGCGATTCGTAAAATATTGCAAATGTGCGGATGGCAGGATGATGACATTATCACCGACACCGAGAGCGTGGATTTACCCGAGAGCACATTGCAGGGGTCGGGAACAGATAAGGGTCAATCGGAACTTAAAAGCCAGCCACAAGTAAACACCCCCATACGGCAGTTCATTGAATGGATAATCGATAATATTTCCAATTGGCCTCTTCGGTTCGCGGCTGATGGTAAATGGTATTATCAGAAGCCGGCTTCTGCGCCGCTTACCCCTGAGTTTACCATCAAGAGAAATAAGCCCATGGCGGGTCAGACATGGGAACCTTGGTACGAGGATGGTTATTCCACTGAGCTTGAGCCGCCCGAATCTAACTGGATGGTGATGATTGGGCAGGCTGATGATAATTCCCTGATTGGAAACATCGGAATAGACAAAGGGTCGATTGCGAGCACAGCAGAAAGTAAACCAATCAATTACCTCGGTGAAGTGGAATCGGCGATTATCATAGATAAATCGTTGAATACCCAAGCCGTGCTGGATAGGGCGTTAGGCCATGTATTCGATGTGGCACGACAGGCAGTTATGACTATCTCATGGAAAGGTCCATTCGACAGCAGAATGACCATCGGTAAATGTTATACCCTTGAGGGCATTGGTGATGTAAAACTCACCGGATTTGATGGGTCAGCTACGAGCAAAGCGAAGCTCACGCGCAGTGCATGCATGACTTATGAGGGAGAACTTCAGCAATGAAATCGAATCGTAAGTATTTCAAAAGCATGCAGACCATGGCTGCTCAGAAATTATCGGTCGATACCACCTCGCGTAGAACAACCACGGCGCAGCGTCGCGTGAACAATATGCCTGATGAGATTGTTCATAAACATATTACATGGGGAACGCCTATCATTCGCGGGGAAGAAGCATAAATGGCTGTGCGGTTTACGTGCCCGGTTCATGGGCGCTTTACACTCCAGATGAGTCCTACTGGTCAGGGTATACCTTTACCGGAAATGTTTGCCAGCAATATGCCCAATATCACCCGGGCGGAATGCCCGCAGTGCGGCGCTCTGTGCGATCCCTGCGCGGGCTGTGCGGGTTATACAGTACCGAAACCGGTAAGGCCTCCGGCTCCTCCTATCTCTCTTGAGATAACCCAGATGCAGCGTGAGCAGTGGCGTAATACTCTGCACCTGCACTGCCCTGCGTGCATCATTGGTCAGAAATGTGACGCTTGCGGAAAGGATTTCTCCCGTGGCTGTTAAAATCAGACCTACTCAAAAATATGGCTTTGGCGTGCGCGGGAGTATTCGCAGTGTCCAGCAGTTGCATCTCGTTCCGACCGGGGAATACACCTGTCCTGACACGCGATACAGTTACTTGACGACTGTTTTACATGGCTCGCTTCCAGGTGGATTTTCGTTTGAGATCGGCGTAGGCGGCGGCTCTAACGATTGTTTCCTCAATTATTCCGGGCTTGAGGACTGCATGGGTGGAATATGCGAGGGTGGTTATGATGTGACTGCAAGCTGCTCAGTCGGTATCAATGCTGAGCTTGGCACACCTGTTATTCAGCCAATTGCTCATGTCGGTTGCCAGAAGGTTGATTGTGGTCAGTGGGCATGTCCAATCTGTGTTGGCGGTGATCACGACGAATCGGTTGATTTTGACGTATACATAGAGTTCGATGCTGATACCTGGTTTGAGATAACAGATATAAATAGAAGCGCTATCGTGCCATGCCTATGCGATGAGAGAGACGCGAACGGAGAATGGTATCGCTGGAATTGTTCCGATCTCTGGTGCCTCTACAGTGCCGCAGACAAAGACCCGTGCTGGATACCACCGCAAAAGGGCACTATATGGATATCGACTGTGGATAATCCTGAAATATCATATACAATCAGCGTGGGCGGCTCGATAGCAATGAGCGGGACTTACAGCCTGAGTTATCCACTCATAAACCCAGCCGCAATCGGCGCTCAGATCACGAGCTTTGTGCAGGATATGGCAGCCACAGAGGAATGTGGGCATGTCTCATTCTACCGCACTGGTGGGCTGGCTTCGCCGAACTGGCCGGAATGTGTTTACACCAAAGACGGTGACACAACCGCGAAGGTGAGTGGCGATACTCTCACTATCTACGCAGTGCCGAACATTGAAAGCCAGCATACTGAAATCGGCATGATGACCGATTATTGCGGAAGCTACACTCACACTTATAATGGTGATGTGCGGTATGTGGATGGTCCGCAAATCACTGGCGCGAATCTGCAAACGCAGGACTGCGTGCCGACCTGGGATGAAACCGCGCAGGCGTGGGGGTGCAATACTGACAGCAATTGGGATAGTCCGGCTTCGGAAACGCTCACATTCGGCGGTTGGTGGCGATTGGACGGTGTTGTCGAAGGTCCGTATGTTCGCTCTGTAGGCGGGATCGACTTCGCGGAATATAAAGCTGTCAACGTCTTTGACCGCAGCGGTGAGGATGATCTTGGTGATTGGTATAGACGGCTTGGACCGGTCTGGATAAGCAACCCTGGCGAGTTCGGACAGCCCGACTACCCATGCACCAACCCAAATCATCCGAATGAGGCAAATGGCTGTGCTCATAATGATTATCATGATAGGCGAGTGCTCGCAAAGATCGGCGAATCATCGGTAAGCTGGGATGCTCTGCGGTTCTCTCTTCAAAGTAACCACGTGGCATACAGCATCAATCGCGAAATCACAGCACAGGCCGGCGCGGATAGCTTCACAATCAATAACCTGAGTGATGTAAGTTTATGGGGCAGCAGATACATCTCCCTGGAATTCACTTCTGACGATTCGAGCAACGAGCCTTTTACCCTTGTGCTCGACGGCAAAGAATATGAGGTGAAATCATCGAGTGAATGGATCGATCTTCTTGCGCCGACGAATTATACCGGGTGCGGTGCGTCTGACAGCCTAATACCAACAACACGACCAGAGACAGCCGCGCATGGCACATCAGTCCCCTGGGACTTAGGCGTCTATCGCGTTAACAGCCTTACAGTCAAAGGACTTAAAGCCGGCTGCTCATATTCATTCACATCGATCACGCGACGAAAGAAGTCAAAAGTCAACGGCGGTTCATTTGTTGTGCTCGTATTGCCACAAGCATCATGGGTGGGCGTTTCGGCGGGCAATACTCGCAATCCCGAAGTGGATTCGTTTGTTGCAGAAGATGCAGGTATATCCCCTACCCTGCATCATAATCCCCATGTATACTGGCAACCAAGCGGATTGATATTCGTGGATGGGATGCTTGCAGGCGAGATCATACAGGCGAAGTTTCTCAAAACGCCTGACGAACCCTGCGGGGATCAGATAACCACGGGGGATGTATGGTCGGTAGTGCCAATGCTTAACGATACCGGTGATTACAGCGCATATCCAGGGGGATCCGATTCAATAATCACAGTCGAGGTATTGGATACGCCTACAGGGTGCTCAAATCTCATAGCTTATCTCGACCCGGGTCTATACGGTGATTACGGAGAAACCGAGGACATAACACAGGTGACAGTATCCGCTCAACTGCGGCTCGATTGGCTCGAACTGCCGTATATGTTCGGTAGTTACACATTCGATACTGAGAAATATTACGGCGGGTTGCTCGCTATGCGGGTCATCGGTGAGAATGCGCCCTATGATGTTACGGTGACGCAGGGAACAGATAGCCAGCAGCTTACAACAAATGAATGTGGATTCGCTCTCACGTGGGGAGGATCGACGCACGCATTGCAAAATAGCTCATCAGTTCAGGCAAGTGTGGGAATTGGCACAGAGCAGGTTACAGGTTTAACCCAGATACGCAATCGTAAATGCTCGATCCTCACGTTGCGGGCTGGCGAACAAAGCGCCGCAATCGAGGACTGTGATATAAAAACCGACACCAAAACACGAGTCTCACAGATGGCATACGCGAGTGCAGGAAGCATTCGAACAATGCGGTCATTTGATGATGGGATTAGCAGTGAGTCGGCAAAACTCGTTACCTCGGGACCGGGCGCGGGCAGTCCCTGTATCATCATCGATAATAGCCCACTGCATCGAACGGGCATTATCTGGCATGAGGGCGATATCGCGAAAATCGCATGGTCAACGGATGGTTTTACTACACGTGAGGAGCTTAACCTAATGACCGGAATCACGCATTTACGAGCTGTTGTAAATCAATATGGGGTGATGGTTATTATTGGTTGGCGATCCAGTGACGGCGCACTCGTAGCTGTGCAATCATTTGATTATGGTATTACTGTCTCAACGCCTGTGGTTATCGACATACTGCCAGAGCAGAGCGCCGGCCTATCGTTTACAGGTAACGAATTGGGTATGTGGGTTGTGCTCGCGGCTGATTCGAATAACATATTTAAGAGTTTTTGGAGCAATGATAATGGACTGACGTGGAGTTTAGCGTCGAGTTAAACGTTAACAAAAATCGGATTCAATCCATGCCTCTGGGTGTCCCAGGGGCTTTATTTATTAGGGGGATAACATGACCGAATATAGCGACCACGACATCATTGTCACGATGGCTCAACAGGTCGAGGATATACACAGGCGTATTAGCAAAGTGCCCGAAGAATGCGCTACACACTCAGCTGAGATAGAGAATCTAAAGGGCAATGTCGATGATTTATGGTCGGTTGTCGGAAAAAAGGCGTCATGGGCGGCTGTTGTTGGGATAGGAACGCTTATAATTGCTCTTATAACAGCGCTTGTTATGTTTCATGGTCCATCATAGAAGTAGGGTAGGGATCGGGAACTCGCAATATGCGGGCTTTTTCTTTGTACGGCAATCTCAGAAAGGGGGTCTCAAAATGAGGCTCAGAAGAATCGGAATTATCGCACTGCTCGCTGTCATTATGTTGGCAGCGCTGACTGTCATGCCGGCTTTTGCCGGTGATAACACGGCCATCACGCAGGCACCGGCGGTAAGCGCGACTGCACCCGCGGTGACCGCGGCGCCTGCACCTACACCTGTCGACCCGTGGACTAAGATATATATTCTCGCGTCCGCCGTCGTAACTGTAGCAAGTGTGCTCAAAGCACTTAATTTATGCCCATCCTGGGCGGCCAAGGCGATTGACACCGCATCGAACTTTGACCCGACAAAAATTATGATTATCCGGCAAGCGCTCTATAACGCGGATGCGCGAACACAGACGGCGAAGTCGATTATACAGCAGGTGAACGATCAACAGAAATGGGGTCTTACGCCGGAAACGGTGGACAATCTTATAGATGTGGTCAGCGTCTACGCGAAACAACTGAGGATTAAGCTGAGATGATCCTCGGAAAACCCATCGATTGTAAACTGACAGCTCTGCGCGCGAATCGAACGCTTCACGGCAGATCGGTAAATCGGCATCAGGACGTGCCGGGTCATAATGTATTTAAGGGTTATCTCCGACCTGGTACGGGTGACGCCGCCGACTTATTCGCCCCTGCCGGCACGCAGGTCATGGCGATGCATAGTGGGCGAATCACCTGCATAAAAGACCGCGACGGTGAGAAGTGCGTGCTCTATATTGAGGGCGTAAAAAACTCTGTCGATGTTTGTACGGTTTACGCTCACCTGCATCTCAAGGATGAGTTGCGTGAGGGTATGAATGTTACACAAGGTCAGGTCATCGGATATGTTGGGCGGCTGCTCAATGACCCGCATCTGCACCTTGAGGTATGGATTGACGGGCATCCGATCTCTGCGAAATCAGGCAAGGAATGGCTTAAAAAGCTCGCGCAGACGTGTGTTTGAATCAAATTTCCTCGCCCCTACCTCCGGGGCTTTTTACCTCTGATAATCCTCTCACTACCTCTGCAAAAGGCTCCCACGTGTGAATAGTCACGTGGGAGCCGATTTTTTTTTGTTTTCATTCATGGGAATATGGGACACAGATTAGGACACAGTAGAGCTTAATTATATGCCCTGTTGCTTATCTAATCATCATCTGCAAGAGTTAATTCGTGCTCAGGCATAAGCAGTTATCACCCAGTAATTACCTACTTGAGCGGTTCGAATCCCATTTCTCGCCCCAATTT